TCAGCCTCGCGTCGAAGATAAAGAAGTCCATCCAAAGCGCGGTAAGCCTTTCATGACCCGTGCAGTCAGCTACATGGGCATTGACCGCGACGCCGGTACAGCCGTTTGGAGTCGGATAGATACATTTGGCGGGAAATGGGCAGAGAACATAACCCAGGCCGTTGCCCGTGATATACTTTGGCACGGCTTAGAGCTGGCAGAAGCTGATACGGGGCTAGAGGTGGTAGGCGATGTCTATGATGAGCTACTGTGCCTCGCCGACATCAACGACTCCACCGCACTAGAACGTCTGATAGGCTACATGACCAGCAAGCCAGATTGGCTGGACGATAGCTTCTACCTCAGCGCAGACGGCTACACATCCGAGAGGTATAAGAAAGACTGATGGACGAGCTGTATATCTACCGCATCGAGACTAAGCGCAAGCGCTACCTGGTGCTCGCCACCTCCAAGAATTTCGCCTCCGGGCATCTCTGGGACGAGCATAACGAGTCGTTGCCAGACCAACGATTCATCCACACGCAGCGGGTCACGTTGCCCACTATCCTAAGAACCGAGGATCTGCCTGATGACCGCTGTTAAACTGCTCGACGTCATGGGCTCCGATCTCACCGTGGTCAACGCTGCGCGTGTCAGCTTGGGCAAGTATCACGAGACTTTCATCGAGCCCGATGACCGCAAGCTGATCGCTTACCTCGCGCGAAACGGGCACTGGACGCCCTTCGGACAGCCGCAAGCGCAATTCCGCATCCAGGCTCCGGTCTTCGTCGCCCGGCAGTGGTTCCGCTCCAACATCGGCACAGTGCGCAACGAGGTAAGCCGCCGCTACGTCTACGATGAGCCCACCTTTTTCGAGTTCGATCACTTCCGCATGCGCCCGGACAAGAGCATCAAGCAAGGCAGCGGTGTAGACGCTTCGCCTGTACTCGATGCTATCGCTAAAGTGGCTTTTATGGAGGTAGAGAGCGCGGCGCTAGAAGCCTACAACAAGATGATCCAAAGAGGGATCGCTCCGGAGCAGGCCCGCGCCATCCTGCCGCAGACCATGCTGACCGAGTGGATCGAGACCGGTAGCCTCGCTTACTGGGCACGCTTCTGCGGGCTGCGCCTCGACCCGCACGCACAGAAGGAGATCCGCGACTACGCCGTCAAGATCAGCGCCGTTATGGCGCAGGAGTTTCCGGTGTCGTGGGAGCACCTCGTCCATGGCTGACCTACCACCCCTGGTCGCGCTCAAGATCCGCGAGCCCAAGGTCCGCGAGAAAAGTGTCGAGTCAAAGGTCCGCAAATACGCCATCAGCCGCGGCTTCCTGGTCCGCAAGTTCACCGATCCGACGTGTGCGGGTGTCCCCGACAGGATTTTCATCTCGCCCCGGGGCCACCTGTTCTTCGTGGAGTTCAAGGCGCCCGGGAAGAAGGCCCGCGCCAACCAGCTCGCCGAGCACAAGCGCCTCCAGGAGTACGGGCAGCACGTCTACATCATCGATAGCGTGGAGCGCGGTAAGGCGCTGATCGACTCCTATGCTTAGACCCAGATCCCAACTACGCCGCTATCAAGCGCACGCGGTCGAGTTCGTCAAAGAACACCCGCGGGCCATGTTGCAGATGGACATGTCACTCGGCAAGACGATCGTCTGCCTTACCGCGCTCCGGGACCTCTTCGACTACTTCGAGATCCGCGGCGCGCTGGTCGTCGCCCCGCGGCGCGTTGCCGAGACCGTCTGGACCGCCGAGGCCCGCGCCTGGGCGCACACCGCCACGATGCGCCTGTGCGTGCTGCGCGGAAAGAGCAAAAACGTCATGGCGCGCGACCTGCTGCGCCCCTACGAGGTCTGGATCATCAACTACGAGAGCTTGCCCTGGCTCTACAACCAGCTCGTAACGACGTTCTTACACCAAGGCCGCTACCCGCCGTTCGACGTGATCGTCTTCGACGAGGTCACCCGCGTAAAGCACCCGACGGGGGCGCGCATCGGCCCCTGGCATGCGATGACCCAGGGCACCTGCCTGTTGGACTACTTTACCCGGCGCATCGGGCTCACGGGCACGCCGGCGCCGAACGGTTACGTTGACCTATTCGGACAATACCTCGCCATCGACGGCGGGCAGCGCCTCGGCGTTCTGATGACCGACTACAAGCGCCAGTACTTCCAGGAGGATCCTGTCCGGCGGCGCATCTGGCTGCGCGACGGGGCGAAGGAAGAGATCGAAGAGCGCATCGCCGACATCACCATCTCAATGGAGGTCGACGACTACCTTGAGCTGCCGCCCTACGTGGTCAACGACCTCAACGTCACTTTGCCGCCCAAGGCGCAGGCCGCCTACGACGAGCTGGAGCAGGAAATGCTCACCGAGCTGGACGGGATCCCGTTAGAGGCGTTCAACGCCGGAGCCCTGACTGCGAAATGTAGGCAAATGGCTAACGGCATCGTCCGCCACCACGAGGACCGCGAGGTCCTGCTGCCCGTCCACGAGGCCAAGCTCGAAGCCTTGGACGAGGTGCTGGAGGAAGCCGCGGGCGGCGGCGTGCTCATCAGCTACCTGTTCCGCCCGGACCTGGAGCGGATCCTCAAGCGCTACGAGAAGCGCTTCCGCCTCGCTTACCTCGGGCCGGGCGTCTCGGATACCGAGGCTGTCACGATCATCCAGGAGTGGAACCAAGGGCTCTACGATGGGCTGTGCCTTCACTACGCCAGCGGCGGGCACGGCCTCAACCTCCAGTACGGCGGACACCAGATCGTCTGGTATGGTTGTGATTACAACCTCGAAGGTTGGCTACAGCTCAACGCCCGGCTACGTCGTCCGGGGCAGGCCAACGACCGTGTCATCATCCACAGGATTCTGGCGCGCAACACGATCGATAGCACGGTCGTCTATGCGCTGGAGAACAAGATCGAGGACCAAGCCGGTCTTCGGGACGCTATCAAGCGCTATCAGGAGCAGAAATATGGCAGAGACTTCAGGGGTTAAGCACGACACGGGTAAGCCCGAGTGGGCCTACCTGCAATGGAACGCCTTGGAGCTGGTCGTCCTGGTGCAGGATTACGGTGCCGTGAAGTACTCGCGTGACAACTGGAAGCGCGTCGAGGACCTCGAGAACCGCTACCTGTCCGCGGCACTCCGTCATATCGCCGCCCACGCCCGCGGCGAGATCGCTGACCAGGAGTCAGAGCTGCCACACCTAGCGCACGCTATCGCATCGCTGCTGTTTATCCTTGAAAATAGGCTTGACACAGCACCAAAAGGAGAATATGTTCAACTCTCCGTTCCTGAGGAGAAACAACCATGACCCTGTTCCAGATGCTTATATTTTTGTCACTGTTTATCCCGGCCATGCTGGTGTCCTACATTCTCGTGATGGTGATCAAGTGGCGCCGCGAGGAGGAGACTGGCACCGCCGAACATTGGGAGGTCGGCTGCCGCATTCGCTCGGAGCGTGATCCGCACAAGTTTTTACCCGGCGTGTGGCTGACTTCAGTTCACTACGTCGACGGTAGCCGTGAATGGGAGCGCATCGCGTGATCATCCACGTCGACAAGAAAGTGCGGTTCGAGCCTCTTCAGACCGCGCTAATCAATGGGGGCTTCAAGCTGACGCGTGCAGACGACGGCACCTTCCGCCTGACCGTCGCCGCCAGGAGTAAGCAGATCTGCTGTAAGTGCAATCAGCCGGCCACCTTCCGCCACGACGGACAACTGTACTGCTCGCGGCACTACATCCGCATGGTGCAAGAGAATGCCTAAAACCCGCTGGACAGAAGAACAACAAGAGGTGCTGCTGGAGTGCCTCTCCAGAAATTTGCCCGACGCCAGGATCGCCCAGCTCATGGACATCTCCGAGCGGAAGGTGCGCTACCGCCGGACGCGGGTCGGCAAGGTCGCTGCACCGCGCCCGAAGGCGTGGACTGACGCGGAGAAGCGCCGGCTTGAGCAGTACGTGGCGGAAGGGCTCAGTGATGTCGACATCGCCAAGCGGATGCCCAAGCGCAGCCGTAACGCGGTGTGGAACATGCGCCGGGTCTTGGGCCTAGTCGAGCGCACGGATGCGAGCGAGGACTTCCTAGAGCGCCCCGACCCGCACAAGAGCCCGCGGGTCCTGGCGGCCAGGCAGCGCGCCGAGGCGGTGCTAACGGCGTACCGGCAACGGCTACAGGCCGCTCACCAGCCGGGGGAGCCGGTCAAATGGTGACCTGCACCGCTGCGGTGGGCTGCCCGGTGTAGACCACTGACTGCCACGTACCGCGCACGAGCACCGTGACATCGTAAGTCCCCGAGGATAGTCCCGAAACTTGTCCGGTCGTGGTCTCCGTGACCACGACGCTGGGGCCAACTTGCAGCTCGAACTCGTGCGGGTACGGATATAGCGTAGCCGGAGTCCATTCCACAAAAACAACCCCTTCAGCATCTACGCTAGCACTTAGGATCTCCACCGTCGGGACGTTTGAGGGCGCAGCAAGCGCCGTGTCCGGGTAGCTGGGGACCGTCTCAATCGTGTCGCTGTAGATTTTCGGATCGTACTCTTCAAAAGAGCAGCGATACCGGCCCGCGCTGATCGCATTGATCCCGACAAGCCGCATCGGCTTATTCTCCAAGCCCCATTGATGGTTGACCTGGATCACGTCCCCGAGGCGCCAACGCACGGCTTTGTCCATCACGACGCACTCGACGTAAAGATTGACAAGCGTGAAGTAATTCAACCGCTTGATCGCTGCGCGACGCGCGGGCCTTTCATCATGCAACCCCTCCAGTCGCAGATCATTTCGGCGGTACTCGACGAGGCCAGTTGCAAGATCCGGATGGTACTGTGTATTTTGCGGGGTCTTCCAGTTTGGCGTATCGACGGGGTCTGTGTAGCTGACTGCAACGACGTTGGGCTTATCCCGCTGCGACTGCTGCTGAAGCGTAAACGTCCCTTCCACCATGTCGTCTTCAGTCAAGACATCCGCCACGGGCGAGGGGCGATCCGGTATCAAGAAGACCTCATCGCCTTCTTTTACAACGTAGCATTCAGCGTACATTCTCAGCGTCTCTATGTACTGCTCGATCCGGTTTCGCTGGGTAAGTGCTAAATCAAGTTGATGACGCAGCGAGCCATCGGGCATCTGCTCTTCACACCATTCGACAAGTTCTTTCAAAGCCGGTTGGTTAACTGGAATACCTAAGCCATAGGCTTTGTCTTCAATAAGGTCTGCCAGGCACAGAGCCGCGTTGTTACTGTATTGAAACTGAACACTGAAAAAGGCGTAAAGCTCAAACTCCGAAGGTGAAATATAGGGCCATCTTTTAACGTCTCGCCAGATAGGATCTGCGCCATTGACAGAGACATATTCTTGACCGTACCAATTTGACCACGTTGTATTAGACAGCGTAAGCCGAATACCCGTCACGTCTATCGGAGTCGCAATAGGAAACGTGATATTCCAAAATTGATATACGGTAGAAGTAGTGATTTCTTGACCGTATTTAACAGGGCGGCCAATGGTTGTCTGCACCAACGTTTGCCACGCGTCTGTGGCGTCTCGGTATTCAACGAGTGCATCAGCGCTTTCTAGAATAGGGCTGAACTGATAAAGTCTGTTAGGGCGCGCATCGCGGTAGTTTAGAACAACTTGTTGCTCCGCTTGAACGGTCTGAGGTAACAGCGCCTCCACTACGATCACATCAGGAGATACCACTAAGTCCTGGTTGTTATCGGATGGAAAAAGATAGAGAATTTGCATAAAGTCCGGAGGATAAGTAGCATCGTTGCCGTCAATCGCCTCGGGAATGGCGACGGGATCTTCTTCGTTCTTATACCAGACGGCTGTCGTGTCCGGAACACGAGGTAAAGCGTTTTCAAACAGATCGATCGTGGAGTGCCGCCAGCTGCGCTTACCCAGCACCTCGGCCGACAGATCCGGGAAATCCGCGGTGACAGGGATCACCAATACGGAGTAGGCAACGGATACTGTCTCACCGCGGATCGTCGTCACCAGCGTATCATTGTAGTCGGGTATAGCGGTGACCAGAAAAGGGTCCGGCAACTGCGTAGCGACGCCGGTGTAGTTGTTTTTAACCCATACGGAAGTGATCGGCTCATCGCCATCGTAGATCTGCACGATCTCTTCGATTTCCCCAAGGCACCACGCACAGCCGAGGTACAGATAGCTGTTGTAAACCTGCGCCGCAAATATCAGCGGCTTGAGAATATTGCGCCCGTAAGCAATCGGCAACGGGCTAGCCATTGCCGCAGCAATGGACTCTTCGCGCGTATCCCGCGCGCTGTTGTTGATAGGGGTACGACCCGGTTGGCTGGAGTCCGGCGCCGGCGGAACCCAGCCTGGATACTCATAAGGAAGTCGAGTAGACATCAACGAGACTCTATGGTGATTTTGACAGTGCCCAACTCAATAATAGATCCCGGCGCAGGCAGATGGTTGAACAGTGGCGGTGCGCAAACAATCCGCGGGGTCGTGCCATAGGCAGTTGACCGGGAGATGACATTGATCCGGACAAATTCCCCGATAACCGCCCCGTCCATCTGTCCGTCTGCCAATAGCATCGGCTCAAAGAGTGGCTCACGATAAGTCAGCCAGATCTTGACCGGTTGGCCGTGCGCATTTTCGGACATCACCAGAGCGCCAAACACTCTGTCATGATTGGCAATCTCCAACGACACGTTCTGCTGCGCCGTCACGTCCAGGTCAATACCGCTGACACCGATAGGCGCCGCTTTCCAGTCGTGCCCGTCCCAAGTTAAGTCCGGTCCGCTAGTCAAGTACAACGGCTGCTCAAAGCCCATCTCAATGAGATACTGAGGCGCTGTGACGAGGTTATCGGCAATTCGTAGACTGTATTGACTAGGCATGTTTCACCAGCAGTACAACAAACACACTGACGCGCTGCCACGGCTCATACTCTATACGAGGAGGCTGCTGAAAGACGCCCACGTAGCTCTCCCCGTCGACAACCCAAGTTACTTCAACCTCCTTGTTGAACGACGACCTCCACCAGGCTTCCCATTGCGCAAATTTGTCCATGGTCAAAGCCGTGTGGGATAGGCTCAGCCGATATGTCGGCTGGTCGTGCATCACTCGGGCCCGTATCACCCCGTTCTCCGATACATCAGTTAGCAGGGTTGTAATCTCCTCCCGGCCGGTTGGCTCGCACTGCGGCAGGTCGATGTAAGGAATTGCCATTAGCTCGTCTCCCCCTCGCCCACGCGAACCGTCAACGTGGTGGGAATGGATCTTGCCGCATTTGTCATCTCCGTGGCGGCGTTCATCATCTCGCGCGCTGCCGCCCGCTGCGCCTCACTCGACTCCTCGAACCCCTTGCTGCTGGCCCCGAGGCTGCCGTCCAAAGCCTCCAGCATCTCACTGAACTTGACCATCGACCCCTCGAAGCTGTACTCCTCGTCCGGGTCCAGAAACGGAGCCAAACCAACCGACAGACGTTCCGTCGCAACAGCTTCGATCTCGTCCAGATAATCGAGGAAAGGCTGTTTCAATTTTTCCCTTTGCGTATCGTCCAGGCTTCCCCAGCCGGACGTAATCAGGCTATTGATCTTGTTGACCGTGTCCTCGATCATCTTCGGATCGGTCATCTCGCCCAACGCGTCCATAAGCGCGTCGGCTTCCGCTTTATTCTTCTTCCACAGCTCTTCCGGTGACAGCCCGAAGCTCTCAATGTCGTTGCGTGTCGCGTCTAGCCCGCGTGTAATGTTGACCGCGGCGTCCGCGAACCGCTGAATCGATGCCTCGGTCTCTTCCAGAGCGCGTTGCGCTTCCTCCGCCGCGCGTTGTTCATCCTGCAACGCGTAGATGCGCTCCATCAACGCACGCAACCCTTCGTCCATCGTCGAAAGCTCCAGCTCTCGGGAAGCGGCAAGCGCTTCTTCTGTTTTGCCTTCCAGCTCCATGATCTGGATCTCCAAGCTTCGCGCCGCGCGCTGCTCTTCCAACACGCGCTGCTCGTCTTGCAGCGCATAGATTCGGTTCATTAGCTCATGCAGCCCCTCGGTTGTCGACTCAAGCTCCATCTCTCGCACAGCGGCAATCGCTTCAAGCTCTCGGCCTTCTAGCTGCATAATCTGGATTTCCAGGTTCCTTCGCACCGTCGGGTCAACAGTCTCTTCTATAGGCCCGCTCAAACTGTTCATGTACACAGCGATGTCGTCTGCGATCTCCCCCAACGCGGAGGCAAACCGGAAGCCGGCCTCGGTTGTGGTGTCGACACCCTTGATAGCCGCAGTCAACCCTTCTGCTGTTGTCGGAAGAGTTTGCCCAAATTGGGCAAATACCTCACTGACTCTATTTGTCGAACGTTGTACCAGCTCCTCTTCCGTTTTCAGAGACTCAAGGATCTGCAGATAACGCTCGAAGCCAGGAAGCAAATTTTCCAGCTCACCGCCCAATTGACTATACAGCTCCGCCACCACATTCATGGCGTGCTGCATATCTACGTTGTACACCTGCTCAAAAGCTACAGCAAGGCTCATTAGCCCGTACTCCAACTCCGCCGCCGCTTTTGTCGCCGCTTGAGCCGCTGCTGCTCTTTTCTCCGGAGAAGTCGTGTCCGTGTTCCGGTAGATATCGTAAAACACTTTAGCCATCTCGTTCCCGAGAGCGCCTTTCTCCCTTTGCCACGCCTCCGTGGTCGCGTTCACCATCTTGTCTATGGACTTGGCGGTCCAGTGTTTTACAGCCTCGCCAAAGATCTCTTCACTAAGTTTTCCTGGGTTCCTATTCTCCCCAGCCAAAACCCGCTGCGCATCTGGGCCAAGAAACGCGGCGAGTTGCCCAAGTAGATTGTTGGCGCCGGCCGCCTGCTGTTGCATCTGAGCCGTTCCGCCCGTCGTTATCATCCCGCCTTGCACCCCGGCATACCCTTTGGGCGTCTTGGTGAGCCCGAACCTAGACCCCAGCCAGCCGCCGGCGACGCCGCCGACTATGCCGCCGATGATGGTGCCGATCACGGGCACCACCGAGCCGATGGCCGCGCCGGCGGTAGCGCCTATCGTGCTTCCGGTTTTTCCGTACCCCTTGCTGAACAGCGCGCCACCGATGATGCCGCCCGCGATGCTGCCGACCCCAAACGCCCAGTTAGGCGTGCCCTGCAGGCCCTTGGCAAAGCCCGTCAGCATCTGGCTACTGCCGCTCGCATTGAGGTTCGTAGCGACGAAGTTGGCCATGCTGTTGCCAATGCTGTTGCTGGTGAACAGCTTGCCAATGCCACTGCCTATGTTGGTCATAATCCCGCCCAGGCCGCCGCCACTACCGCCGCCACCAAAGATCCCGGACAGGATGCCGCCGACGCCACCATTGCCGCCGAAGAGCCCGGACAGGATTCCGCCAGTGCTACCGCCGGCGGCGTTGGCAGTGCCCGTGAAAGCAGCAACGATCGGGACGATAATCGCCTGCGAGGCAATCTTGGCCGCGATCTGCGCGAGGTTATCCAGCAAGATCTTACCAAGCCGCTTGACGAAGTCCTCGGCGCTCTTCAGTGACCCGGAGAACATATCCGCAAAGGCACCTTCCAGCCCGCTGCGCATGTTCTGCACAAGATCCCTGTAGCCGTCTTGCAGCGTGTAGAGCTTGCCGACGACCTCTTCCAGCTTAACCTGCGCGGCTTCGGCTTCTTCCGCTACAATGGTAGCGAGTGACTGGTCGTACCTATCGCGCGATACCTGAACAAGCTCTTCAAATTCCGCAAGAGACGGTATGACCCCCTTGTTGTAAGCCTCGGTCAGCATCGCCAACTCTTCACGATGCTTCAGCATCGCTTCGTGTCGAGCGTCATCGGCGCTCTTCAGCGACTCGATGCCTTTGCGGTACTCTTCCATGCCTTCCTGCTTAGCGGCCCGGTAGGCGTCATTAGCCTGCTGAAGCAGCGTGTTCTTCTCTTGCAGCGTGATCAGCCCGTCGGCTTCGGCCCGGTTGATGGTCTTTATCTGAGCTTCATAATCCTTCTGCAGCTTACGTAGAGGGTCATACTCCTGGCGCAAATCCTCGACGGCCTTCGCAAGCTTTTCGCGCTCTTTTACGGCGCTCTTTTCGGCTTTCGTCTGTTCCTGAGTTGCTTTGGTAAGCTCTGAGGTAGAGGCCGAGACCTTACGATTGCCGATGTCGATTCTCTCAAGAGCGGCTTCCGCGCCTTCAGTCGCGGGTCGGTTGGCCGCCTCGGCATGCCTCGCCTCGATCTCCTCCCACCGGCGCTTCAGCTCGGTCGCGGCGTTCTCGCCGAGTTCAGTGACTTTATCGTTGGTCTCTTCTACTGCTTCTGCGAAGTTTTCTACCCTTGCTTTAGTTTCGTCTAGCTGGACATGCCAATGCTCTGGCGTACCGTTCTTGCTTCGGCCGTAAGTCCTCGCTGACCAATCTTCCGGACCTTCATCCTTAACGGGGAAACGCAGCGCGTACTTATCCCCATGCTGACGCATATAGTCCCTGGCCTTCTCCCAATCGCTCAACACCCAATCTAAGGCATTTCCGTAATTATGCTGACTACTACCTGACCCTGAGCGATACCCGGACGTCACGGTCACTTCAATCCCGATAGCCTCCAGGTCTCGCGCAAGCCGAGAGGCTTCTGCGCGAAGCTGTTCATCTACCTTATCCCAACCGCTTTTCGCTCCAGCGGTGAAAGCTACTTCCGCCCAGCTCTCTGCCGCCCCGAACTGGCTACCGGGAGCGGCTATCGGCGTCCCAGCATCGACCGAACCATTGGAGAACGGGTTAAATTGCTCCCACTTCTCGGCTATCCACCCGGTGAGGACATCCCACATCTCCATGATGGGCTCGATAACATACTCTTTGAAAAATCCCGCTATCTTCTCGAAAGCCGCTCTAAGCGGCTCCATTGCCTCGCTGTTCCAGATATCCAAAAGATCCTTAGCAGCCGCCGAAAGCAGGTCTGATACAAACTGCATCGCTTCTTTGAAAAGCCTGGGCAGATCCTTGAAAAATTCAATTATCGGCTCACCAAAGTTTTCCTTAAAAGACTCCCATATACCGGTAAAAGTGACTGTTAGCGCATCTCGCGTGTACTCATAGAGCACCTCGATAGTCGCCAGCTCCTTTTCCGTCTCCATCGCCAGATTGCTTAGGTAGTCCGGATGGAACGGGTTGCCGCGAGGATCGCTTTCCGACCCACCGATGGCCGCCACGTTTGCGCGAACCATAACTTCGACAACGGCCTTCGCGCCTTCCACCATCCCGTCAAAAGCCCGCAGAGCAAGCCTTCCCGCTTCCTGCGCGGCCGGGCCAAAAACCGCCAGTTCGCCCAGGGCACTCTTTATCTTCGGAGTGAGCTTGTCGAGTGCCAACGCCATGTCGTTGAGCCCCTCGGCCAGGGGCTGGAAGACGCTACCGGACCCCTCGCCGGAGAGATCCTGGAACAGCCCTATCAGAACCGTGCGGAGATTCTCGAACGCGCGGCCGAAGGTGATCGGCACCTCCTCCACGCCCGTCATCTCTTCAACGAGCCTTTGGATCTCCGGGTACAGCTCGATGAAGCTCTCCGTGGTCAGATCGGCGTTCTCCGACAAAGTCTTAATGCCGACCGAGGTCTTGCCTAGCGCCTCCTGCCAGGCGTACAGCAACGCCGGGGCGTTCTCGAGCACGGACTTGAACTCGTCGCCTTGCAGCGCCCCGGTTCCGAGACCCTGCGCCATCTGCAGCAGCACCGCGTTGACCTGCTGCGTGCTCGCGCCCGTCTTCGCCAAGGTATCCGACAGCGTCTTGGTGACACCGATCAGCTCCTCGTGCTCCGCGGTCGGCACGGCGTAGGCCAGCTTGGCGTAGGTCTCGGCGAGCGTATCCACGCCCGTGCCCACCTCTAAAGCTTGCTCTTTTAGATCCTCGAATATCTGCCCGCCGACATCCGCCGCGGACGCGGCAGATTCAAACTGCCCGGCGAGGCCACGGAGCCGCACCTCGGTATCGGTCGCCGCGTCAGAGATAGACTTGAAGTAGTCAAGAGACTTATAAGAGAGCCAGGCAACAACCATGTTCTTCAGAAAGCCAAACTGCTTTCCGAGGCGGTTGATACTCGACTCTGTACGCTGTGCCGTCTTGTTGAGCCTGTTCAGACTCTCGTTGGTTCGCCCCAGTCCTTTGGCTGTCGCCGCGGACGTTTGCGCGATAGACCGGAGATCCTTCAGCGCGCCTTTCGCATCGAGCGTATAGCGGGTAGTAACGGTTCTCTTGACGGTGGCCGGCATGGTCAGGATCTCCTACGACGCCGCTGTATTGCGAGCACGTTCATGCGAATGCCCTTACTACGCGAGCCTTTGTTCAAGGTACGCCGGAATTGCGCATTGAACTGCGACCGTTGCGATCTGGGGAACAGGTTAAGCGGTGCAACGGCAATCAACGGTACGGCATAAACCGGACGCCTTCGTTGTGCCCATCGCTTGGTATATAGATGCCCGCCCATGGAATTCGGGTCACCGAACATCAGCATGATATCCGCGTCATCGCTGAACCGGCGCACTGCCCACCGAAAGACTTTCTGATACGTGCGAAACCGCTGGTAGCTAAAGTCTGGCGTTTCCAGGGTAGACGCATACTCGGTCAGATTGACGACCCAGCCAAACGCCCCTGGACGAGGAGAGCGGGGCCTGGAAGTGACATGCACGCCATCGAAAAAGATTCGATGCGCTTTATGGTACTGTGGATTACTGGGAGCGCCGTAGACTCCGGGCGCTCGGCCCTGCGGCGACTTGCGAACAAGCTGTTTCTGGATCTGCGTAAGGATGGGCCACAGGTCATCGGCAAGCCCTGGGTCGGCGTACCAGTTAGCCGTATCCCCGATATTAAACTCGGGTAGCAGATAGTAAGGCAGTCCGTCCCAGTTCTTGAGTCGCGTGCGTCCTATTTGCACGGTATCCCATCTGGGTATTTCCCCCGGCCGACCGGTCCTACCGGGGGGCCATTGGTTGTTTACCGCCCTATCGAGGGCTGGTAGCTCTTCCTTGAGCCCCTGTTGCATATTGTCCTCTACAACCTGGTAGAAGCTCTTGCCCGGTTTAGCGCCAAACAACGCGGCCGCAAAAGCGTCTCCGCTTCTGAAGTCTGCGTCTTTGGTGTAGCGGATGGGCATTCACTTGGCCTTTGCTTTCGCTTTACTGTGAACGTGATCCAGATAGACCTCGTCCATGTGGCGAACTACCCGGTGAAGAAGCCATGCCTCCTCTTCGGACAGTCGATGCGCATCCGCGTAAAGTTGGACCGCTGACCACGGTATCGGCCCCACCGACATCCCTATCGCCCGGCACGTGGATAGGGCCTGGTACGCTTCCCACAGCCACCCGAACCCTACCAGAGAAGGGCGGCTCTCGATCGCCGGCACAATCATGCCGGCTGCCGCCATGTTCTCTAGCGCCTCATGCTGCTTACCGTAGGTCAGCGCCCATTTCAGGCTTCCCCCAGCACCTCCTGCGCCTCCTCTGCCTGAGCGTTCTGGAACGTGGCGTAGGAAGATGCCAGATCGACGATCTCGCCGAACAGCTCCGGGAACGCCTTGAAAAACTCCATCGCCGTGGAAACGTTGTACGGGATTTCCGTGCCCATCGGGTCCTTGATGCCTTCCCATCCCTTGACGACAGTCTCGGCGTAGACTCGGCGCAAGATCTCGTCGGAGGTATCAGGGTCGAGCGTGCCGCGATCCATCTGTTTGCGGTAGGGCTTGATCAGCGCCTGGAAGCGACGACCGAAAGCATGGTTACTGCCGCCCGCCCGGAGGACGTGGAAGGAACGGTCGCCGGGGAACTTCAACCAAACGCCTTTGCTGTTTTCGAGGCTCTCGTCGGTGATGTAGTTCTCAAGGCCAGTTGTGTCGAATTGCATAGTAGAGCGCCTATATAGGTGGAGCGCCAAAAGATAGAGCGAAAACATGAGCCAGTACCCCGCTACCGGGCGCTCCCACGGCACCGGTGGCCCATGCTTCCGCAACCGATCACGGCAACGTCGGCGCGGTGTTCTCCGTGGACAGGATAAACCCGCTCTCCCAAACGTTACCCGAACCATCCTCGCACACAGAAACCGGAGTGGGCTGTAGCGTCAGCGGAATCGTCAAGTCTTGCCCCGCGCCACCCGCTGCGACCTGCCCCGCGGTCGGTTTCATGTTAAAGAAATCCCACCGATAGAGATTGCCGTTCGTATCGGTCAAGGTGATAACCGAATCGCCGATGGTCTTGTTGTTCAGCAGGGCGTCAAGGATATCCTGGTCACTGAAGTACACGTCACCGGACACCTCGGCCGTCAATGTGCCGAGCACAACTTCACGATCGCCTTTGGACCCGATACAGGGGATACCCCTGTTTTGCGAGTTAATATTGATGTTCAAGCTGGTCCAGCAGTGCGTACCTACTCCCAGCGCCTGCCCGACCGACAGCTCCATAACCTCCGGAGAGGTAAAAATCGGATTCGATCCGGCGGACTGATAAGTCGCCCCGCTGAGCGGCAGGGTATCAAGGGACGGCACACCGCCGATGATATCAACGCTGCCCGTGATGGTCTGATTGGGCGCAACCGACAGCGAAAGCGCTGAATAGGTCACTCCGCTGAACCGCTGGTAAAAGAACTCGTCAGAACCCGCGACAGCCGTCAAGGTAACGATAGTGTTACCAGCCCCCGCGTCGATCGTGACTGTGTTAGTCGAAGCAGTAGCCGTGATACCGTCCGCCGTCAAAGCCGCAGCGACTGTCGAGGCCACAGCGGCTTCATCGTCGCCCACATTGATCGGTGCCAGTACCGTCGCTTCTGCGCCGGTGCTGGTCTTGACCGTAACTTTGACGGTTCCTGTGCCCGTCGCAGTAGCAGCGCCGATCGTGACATCAGAAGTCTGAGTGCCCGTGCTGCCCGCGGACGCGGTCGGGAGCGTGCCGGCAACAAAGGCCGGGTTTGGAAAACGCTTCTCGATCGTGAAGGTCTTCAAAGTCTTGCCGACCGTAATATCGTTGACCGAGTCAATGCCTCCGCCGACCGCCCCTGTCAACGGGCACTCGCCCCAGTTGGCAGCGAAAACGCCCGCCATGGCTTCCTCCAACGCCGGGAACTTAGCCAGCTCGAAATTGATTGAGCCGGAGATCGTGGTGCCCGTGACGGTGGCCGGCTTCTGGAACCGTCCAGGGCCGCCCAGCTCGGCGGAATCGCTGGTCTGGGGTGCGAACACCAGGGACTCGCCGGTAGTGCGCCAAGTGTGGAAAACCGGGCTGGCAGGCAGTATGCCTGGCGATGTCTCGACAGCGTGCGATAGTTGCAGGGTATCTGCAGAAATGACAGGCATGGTGGCTCTCCAAAAAGCTCAAGGGCGAGCAACGAAGTAGTCGTACTCGTAGATGACGGGCACGGCCGCGGTGGTCCAGAGACCGTCGTTCATGCGGTCAATCTCTGGCGGGGCGGACGAGATGATCCGCAATCCGGAAATGCGCTGTAAACGGATCAGCCCCTGCACCTGCCCCGCCAGCGCGCGAGCAACGCCAGAAGACTCCGGAGCCGGGACAAAACAATGGAGGACGATCTCGCCCGCCTCGCGCATGCAAAGCGCCTGCGGGTTACCGAACGCTGCCATCTCCTCGTCGGCGTAGGCGTCTTCGATTGCAAGAAACTGGTTCTCGGACTGCTCCAGCGTCGGCTCGATCTGGTCCCAATCCAGCACCGCCATAGGCGCCATCACGCCCTGCAGGTAGGCTTTGATCTCGTCATAGCAGTGCGTGCTGGCCATAGTCGGCAGTCTAGCGGATCAAGACGCGAAAGAAGTAAAAAGGCGTCACCGTGATGCCTTGGTGATGACGTGCGGGCGTTGCTGCGGCGTCCAAACGCCCTTGGCCTGTGCTTCACGGCGAATCAGTATGCGTAGCTGCGACGCCTGGGTTCGTTCCTCGTGCAGCGCCAAGCGCCGCAGCGCCAGAGCTGTCTGCTCGTCCAAGAAGAACGTGTAGCGCGCCATCAGCCGTGCAACAGGAGATAGTATTGGTCCGCCAACGCGTGGCGCTGCCAGCTCTCTACAGCGTGTCGTCTGCCGCTGATCGTGACCTGATCGCCCTTCTCGGGCGGGCCGCCTGCAAGGCGGTCCCAGTCGCTCGCAATGACGCGGACCCGGTAGTCCTGCTGCGTCAGACCCTCGGTCAGCTCCGTGCCGCGGTAACGGCGCTCGAAGACCTTAGTATCGAACTCCGTCAGATCACGTCGACGCACACGCGCGTCCAGCCCGTTGTCTTGGAACGCTTGCCGGATGAGCGCGTTGTACTGCCCAAACTGTATGACCGCCATCAACAGCCTCCGACGTTCCGGCGGTAAGCCATCAGGATGTCCGCCCAGGGCGACAACGCGCCCCAGAACGCCTCGTCGATCTTGCCGACGCCACTTGCCCCGCCGACACTAGTTGCGCCCACGTCGAAGTCCACCTTGTAAGCATCATAGACAGTCAGCGACTTCATTTCGCCCGACCCCACCAGCACTGAGGCCCCCGCTATCGGCGCACCGGTCAACGGGTCCGAGTTCGCCCACTCCGCCAGAAACGCGCCCCAGAGGGCGCGCTCCAGATCCGACGGCAGCGGGTCGAAGCCCCCGATCCAAGTCACCTCGACCTCGCTGCCGCCCATACCCTCGATCCAGCCGTTGCGGTGATGCACGTGCCACACCCCCGTGGGGCTGATCACTTGCTCGATTGGGTAGCGCGGCAGATAGATCCGGCAAAAGTTGACGTGGTAGAACTTCGCCGTTTCTTGACGCTTGAGCAGCCCACGCTCCAGCTTCGTCTCGACCGCGGCGAGTACGGAGTCCATGACCAACTGCAGCGCCACGTCATGCGTATTGTCGTCCGGGGCGAAGCCGGCCACGGCCCGCGCGGTGTCAAGGCTCCATGTCACAGCTTCACCCTCAACTCGCCCGTGGGCGTTTGGTAGACGCTCCCGGAGGCTAGCCCCGCGGCCGCTGCTGCCGTCTCGTCAGCGTAGGTTGGTGCCTGAGCGAGACTGAGTATCAGCGGCTGCCATGCGCCGGATTGATAGATGGAAAGCGCGCTCGACGAAGGATCAAGCCACAGCATGTTCTCAGCCGGGGTGCCCGGCGCCTCCACTCCGATATGGAGATAGGCGCCGCCGGTACCGCAATCGTAAAGGCTGGTCACTAGGGCATCCAGCGGCTCATCGGCACCAGGACGCCCTCGGCGTCTATCGCGTAGGCCCAACGGGCAAAGACCTTGACTGGGCCTACGCTCGGCAGCGAAAGGTACACGGGCTCCTTGGCCCCGGACAGCGCCACGCTCTCACATACCCATTCGCTGTCGCATGGGACCTGAGTGCACGTACCGCTCGTGTAGTAGCACGCGGTGCCCGTCTCTGGGCCTGCCAGAGCCACGCCCGCCGCCTCGGGGTGCCAGAACACATCGTCCTGCGCCATAGCCAGGGCGGGGACCAGTGCAAGAAGAATTGCAAACAGCTTTTTCATACTAGGTTACCTCTATCGGTTGTTGGTGCCCCTCCGCACGACGCCCCGGACCGACACCAGGAAGCAGGATCGCGCCGTGAGAGGGACAATGATCAGGTGCCTACACCTAACAAACGCTCCCAAGTAGCACGACCAACAATACCATCTACTGCTAGCCCTTGGTTACGCTGGTACTCCTTTACCTCAGCTTCAGTCTGTGGACCAAAGATCCCGTCGGCTTTTATCTCCAGCAGCCGCTGGATCATCGCCACATCACCGTGCCGATCGCCAAGGCCGACCTGCGCCAAGTTGACCGTCATCTGGATCATCTGGATCGTTGACGGTGGCGGGCGCCCACCATCGGCCATATAACCCTTGGAGTCTAAGCCCAGGACCGCATAGGCATCGAACACCGGGCACGCTTTGTTAGCCACATCGTTGTGCTCGCTGAATCGCATCCCGCCGCCGTGGGCCTCGTTAATCTGCTCGCAGATCCGGCGCAGCTCGTCGAACTGGTCCTCGCTGAAGTCCGCCAAGTGCAAGCCGTTCAGGCAAATGCCGATAGAGCCTGTGTTGTAGCCGCTGGTGTGGGCTCCCGCGGTGGAGAGGTCACGCCCGTGCCACGCCCGGCCATCATGATCGATGTAGATGTGGTAGCCGATGCCACTCCAACCGCGACCGCGTGGTGGCGGATCACTATGCATCCGGTGAATGTCCTGCACCGTCAGGTTGGGGTTACTGCTGGCGTCACAGTGGATGAACACCCGGTTGATTGCACGGCCGGGGCGCTCATACCGCTCAAACGGCTTGCCGAGGCTGTTGAAGCTCATTGCTGCACGATCTCCGAGTAGCGGATCAGGCCCACGAGGGCGTGGATGTTTGTCATCATGGCCGGCGGGATCTGGTGCCGCTTTCGCAGCTCTTCGATCAACTGGATCAGTTTTTCAGAGTCGCTCATTAGTTGCTCTATCTTTAGCAAAGTAACCTATATTTAAAGTTTTTACCAACCAAGCCAGGTCGTGCGGCCATCTTCAGCATCTTGTCGCTTTTCTAAAATCTTTTCTTCAAGCTCTTTTTCATCGGGAAGGTTTGCACAATGTAGCTTAGCACTTTCTTTGAGCCAACCATCAAGAAGGACAGCTAAGGCAATGCCTCCAGCTATGGGCCAAGCCATTGTTGAGATTGTTGCACTCGCAGCATTCATACCAATAACAATAGCATTTGAGCCAGCAAAACCAAATCCAATAAGTCCGTTTGCTCTGAACGCTGCTTCACAAGTGGGTTTATTCATCCACCCATTATCATAAAGCAATGGTACAAAGATTTTAGATGAAAATACTACCCATAAAATAACACTTCCTGAAGCAAGTCCTGCTAGTAACGGATTTCCTTCCATTACACCCGATCCAGCAAGAGCCCAAGCAGTTGTGCCTACATCTGCTGCTTGTCCTATCGAGGCAGCAAAAGGAGTTGCCGCTTTTTCGTTTATACTGGCGCAACCAGTTAAAACTATAAAACTCATCAGGCCAACAATAATTATTTTCTTTGAAATATTCATACTAGAGCACTTTATTGCTCAAGCTTATTCTCTTCAGCCTGCTCCAAGCGATCAGCAAGCGTCTCCAAGTACAGCTCCATCGCGACAGCATGTGCCCGCAGTATAGCCACATTGGCCTCGCCAATCGCCTCCCGAGATCCCTCCTCATCGCTGAGGAACAGTCGCAACTGTGACAGCTGCTTCCCCAGCTCATGGTACTGCTCTTTCGCGTGTGCCGCCCAGTCGCTCATTGCAAGGGCTCCTCAGCGGGCCAGCAGCACGATAAAGGCTGCCGCCCCGATGCCGGCCATCCACACCTGGAACCGTGCCAGCGCCTCGACACGGGCCGCCAGGGCTGTGAACGCTTTGGTCTCGTTGGCAAACGGTTTCTCAGTCATTGTTCACTGTCCTCCACGAGGTCTTTCAGGGTCTCGAAGCTGTCAGTCTTGCTGAACAAGGTGCGGCAGGCGTGCTCCTGGTCGATCAGCACCCTTTTCATCCGCGCCACCCGCTCGTCCAGCTTAGTCCATGCCACAGACAGCTCCTGGTAGGCTTCCAGCCGCTCGGTGTGCTGCTTCATCTCCAGCTCCCGGTACGCCTTCAGCTCCTCGCGCCACGCCTGATCCATCGTCACCGTCGTCGTGGTCAACCAGTAGACCTGCCAGACCAACGCGGCCAGCGCCAGGACGATAAGCCCTTCGCGGCGGATCAGCTCAAAGAAATTAGCAGCTTCTTGGGTCACGGTTGGTCTCTCAGCGGCTGGTGGAACGTGAACCGCACCACCACGTCCGCGTTCTTCGGAATCGCCGAGCCCGTCTGTTTGACCAGCTCGACATCGAAAATCGTGTAGTCCGCTTGCTCAGACTTACCGGTGATCTGCAGCGTGCCGGAGTTATCGGCGTTCGCCTCTTCCTGAAAGTATACCCGGTCTCCGGCAGCCAGTGCCCGAAACACGTTGGCGCCGTCGATCCACCCCTTGGTGTACCGCGACACCGAGAATCGGCTGATCTCGCCCTGCGAAGCACCATCGGACTTAATGTTGCCGTTGCCCGGCGGCGTGGCCATATCCGCGTCGGTCAAATACCGCCACACGCCAGCCAGCGACTGGGTATCCACCACGCGCTTCAGCTCTTCGACCTCGGCCTGAAGCGCCTCGATCTCGGCTTTCGCCGCCGCGAAGTTGGCGCGGACGTTGGCCGTCTTGGCCTGCTGCTCTCGCGGCCATGCGGGGTTGATATTGCTGGTCATCGTATGTTGTCCCATCCAGTTGAAGGTAGATTAGCGCGAGCATTGACGTCCCAGAACGTAAGTCCGTCATCCCACTTGGTAAATGACCGAACGCCATCACCGCCATCAATCGGCGGGTCCACGTCATCGTACGTCCACCAGCCATGATGGAGGCTTTCCCATTCTGGCGATGCGTCTATCTCACCAGGCTTCGGCGAATAGCCTTCACTGGCCATTGATTGCAGAAGATCAGCAAGCAACAGAGATCGATATGTTCGCGAATTGACAACCATCTCTTCAGTGACCTTTACGTAGAGCGGCGTTTCATCGCTGAAAGGTTGATCGCGAAAACCAAAATAGTGGGTCACAATGGGTCTGCCTCAAACAACACATCGACAAAATAAGCGCGCTGCCTTAGTCCAAAATCAGGCGATTGTGTCGGGAACGTGCCGGCTGTCCCGATAAATTTGCCGCTATACTCATTTACATACAAGTTGCCGCCAAACCGAGCATTGTCCAAAAATACCCCATCTTGATACACAAACTCTTGTATTGGGCTTATGCCGACAACATATGCCGAGCCAGCCGTAACGGGAATCGGTGTATCTAATAAGGTCTCAAACCAACCGCCTGCCGAGGTATCGCCAAATTGCTTCGAGCCAAGCAGCACTCCGGCATCAGTCCAGAGATAGCCAGTCAGAGTTACCCCACTATCTGCACCGGCCGGTCGGTAAGCGCGGAATCCGACAATATTGCCATCACGCTCGGCTACATGGAAAAGCGTCCCAAAGGTGTAATCGACACCTGGGTCCGATGCCGATAACGCCGGAATCCAGTTGTCGTTGAACATAACCTGCCTGACCGTCGATTGTGCTTGGAATACGTAATCGACAAAATAGGCGAATGCACTTGGAACATATGGCAGACCATTCAGTGTATCTGAATAACGACCCGCATTACTTGGACCTAGAATATCTCCCTTTGTAACGGCGTTTGCGAAATATCCAGCTTCATAAGAATAATCACTTATTGTCCTGATTGCCGGAACCAGCAGCGCCCCATCCGCTACTGCAATCGGAGCATCGAACTGCACGGTAAACCACCCGCCAGCAGAGGTATCCGGAAAATCTCGTTCAAAAATAATTTTCCAGTTATCCCCAATTGTCGGAGCCGACCACAACACGGCACTAATGGTATTTCCAGCATCCACTCCAGGCGGCCTGTAGGCCCGAATACCGCTTATCAAGCCGTCCGTACCCGATGGGATAAGCAGAGTCCCCATCGTGTAGTTCGTGCCCGGCTCATTGGATACCGCGACAGGCGTGGTGTCGAAGAACACCGCACCTTGTGGCGCTGCCGCCACCGCATAGGTCACAGAGACCGTCTGAGGGCTGTTGCTGGCGTTTGAATCGGTTATGGTAATCGTACCGGTGTAAACGTCCTCGACCGTCTGCGCCGCACAAGATACTGTCAACACCGTCCCGTCTGTGCCGCTTGTGGGCGTCACTGTAAGCCAGGCAGCGTTGTCGGATACCGTGAAGTTCAAAGGCGTCTCACCAGGATTTGAAACCGTAATGGTTTGAGTACTGGGAGTAACATCTGGCTCCGAACCAAAGCTCAGCGATGTTTTATCGAGAATGATAGAAGTTGGTACAGCTCCTGTAGCAAAAATTGGACTTACACAATATCCGTTTTGATTACCAGAATGATCAGTGGTAGGTGCTAGGGATGTTCCAACTACAAATGTATTATTGTAAATCGGCAATCCGGGTGCCGTTAAATTGCCCACAACCAAATTCGTGTTAAATAAAGCCGGCATTACTCCGTAACCTTGATTTGTGCCCATATTGAAACAAGCAACAAACGAGGTAACGCCAGGAGTATGCGAAACAGGCGTGTCAAAGAAAGCCTCTATCCAACCACCAGCGGACGTGTCTATTCCCGTTTTGCTTGCTAACAGTGGCGCTACTCCAAACCCACTACTTTCTGCATAAAGTCCAATTGAGCAAGGCCCGGTGTCCCCTGCTGGTCTCCAGAACTTCACCCCGACTACCTGTCCAGGCACGTCAGCGGTAAACGCGCACCCTAATGTATATCGATCAGTATCGGTAGTTTCAACAACATCTGGCGCCGGATTAGTCGGATAAAGGTTCTGAATTGTTGCACTTTGTGCTGCTACCGCATAGGTCACAGAGACCGTTTGCGGGCTGTTTACAGCATTTGAGTCGGTGATCGTGATCGTACCGGTATAGGTGTCCTCGACCGACTGCGCTGCACAAGACACTGTTAGCACCGTCCCGTCTGTGCCGCTCGTGGGCGTCACTGTAAGCCAAACAGCGTCATCGGACACCGTGAAGCTCAAGGGCGTCTCACCAGGATTTGACACCGTAATGGTCTGAGTAGTAGGAGCAGCATCTGGCTCCGAATTGAAGTTTAGTGATGTTTTATCGAGAACGATAGAGGTCGATACAACTCCTGCAACAAACTTTACGTCGACAAAGAATGCTGTAGTTGTGGATCTATCTGGAAAACCCGGAGGATCGGTTAGCCTTCCCCCTATCGCATCAACATATAAATTTTCGCCATTCGTAAAGAAAGGTGAACCATCAAAGTAGCTAAGCTCATACGCATACCCTCGGATCGGACTAACACCGACAACATAATAAGTGCTTGGCACTATCGCAATTGGCCCAGCCAAGATTGCCTCGAACCAGCCACCAGCGGAAGTGTCACCAAACGTAGCCGATCCAAGCAACGTACCGCTTTCCGACCAAATGCTTCCAGTCAGCGTTCTTCCACTATCCGCACCTGCAGGCCTATAAGCACGAATTGCCGTTACTTGCCCCGGAGTCGTAAAGGAGTAGAACTGCATTCCAAGCGTGTAATCTACACCATCATTTCCTGTACTCGGTGGAGTCGGATCTCCGACGAAGAACACCTCGCCCGGTGCGGCGGTGGCTACCGTATAAGTCACAGAGACCGTCTGAGGGCTGTTGCTGGCATTCGGATCTGTGATTGTGATTGTGCCGGTGTAGGTGTCTTCAACCGACTGCGCTGCACAAGACACTGTTAGTACCGTGCCATCCGTACCGCTTGTGGGCGTTACTGTGAGCCAGGCAGCGTCGTCGGATACTGTAAAGCTCAGAGGCGTCTCGCCGCTATTCGAGACTGTGATGGTCTGAGTATTGGGAGCGGCATCCGGCAGCGCGTTGAACGTCAGTGACGCCTTGTCGAGCACGATGGTTGCCGGCGTCGGCGGTGCCAGGACCGGGTTCACCTCACGCCAGACAGTCTGCCAAGAGGCCCCTACACCAGGCTCGGTGCCGGCAGCAGACGTGTGCCCGGAAAGAGCCTCAAACGTCCGCCAGCGGTTCACAACGACCTTGCCAGGGTTGTAAGACAGCCCGGTGACCCAGTCGCCATCGAAGTCCTGGAAGTAGTCAAAGCTTCCATCAACATTCGGCAGCGCCGAGTCGCCGACACCGTAGTAGCTCAACGACAAAGGTGTGGGCTCCGACAGCCCGGTCGCCAGCGTAGCCGCTGCCACACCGGCATCCACCAGCAGGTTGACCGTCGCCTGCCGCGTCGTCACGTTCTCAACCGCCTGGCCGAGCTGATTGTTACTGAGCCCCCAGATCCAGTCCATGGAAGCAAACGAGACGTTGACACCCTGCGTCGGCTCATAGCGGGATACCACTATGCCCCAATCCAGGTTGCCGTTGCCGTCGTAAAACTGCCCGTCGTCGTTGGCGTAGGCACCGTTGATGTTGATCAAGGTCGCTGCTGCTCGACCGACCCACATCTGAGACGGCGGATCGTAAGTGTTCGCCTCGAAGCCGATGTGGCTCGTTAGCGTCGTATTGGCTGACTCTACTGCGGTCCCGCGCCACAGGGGATGCTGACCGTAAGGGTCGGTCGAGATAACGGCGTTGTAGTTGTAGATGCCGTTCATGCGGAACGTCGTGCCGAAGATCTCGTTCTCAGGCTTGCGCCCCGCCCACCGAGTATCACGCCACGTACCCGTCCAGCTTGTTGGGTCTAATGGCGTGCCGCCGACATGCCCGCCTGGACCGTTCATCGTGTCCTTAAAGCATTCAATAACTCGACTGTTCAGATACCGGATGCGCCAGAAGATGTCATTGGCCGACATCCACAGGATGTGCGTGCCGGCGTTCTGCAGAGCAATCACCCGATCGCGCATATTCTGCGACCAGTACTCATCGTGGCCTGCGCTGATCAGCACCTTTGGCGTGCCAATACCGCGATTGATGTCCAGGTCGTAGCAAGTCACGTATTTGACGTTGTAACCCTGCTCCTCCAAGAAAGAAATTAATCCCAACTCGTAGTTGTAGGGGTGATTAACTACGTTGTTTCGAGTAATAAGCGGTCGGTCGAACGATACCTGCGTACTACGCGTTTCAATCGAGCCCAAGTAGCCAACACCGTACAGGTCCGCACCGTTCTCGATGGTTGCAGCATTGCCCATCGTGTTGAAGGGGTTATAAGCCGCGCCCCAGGTCGAATCCGAGACCTTCACCACAATGTCGGCCTCACGGGCATCCTCGCGCACAAAGAAAATGATGTTACTGAAGTCGTTGAGCGCCGCGTTACGCACCACGGCGATATACATGCCAGATACGGCATCTGTAGGAACGTCCCAGCTCGCCGTCACAGACCAAGCGGCACAGGTCGTTGCCCCGTTGGTGTCCGGGATCGTGACAGCCGCCGGCTGGCTGGTAGGTGTGTTCGAGATCGTGGCGACCTTCCGGTAGACACCGCCCCCGTAGTACCCGCACCGGAAGATGTCGATGACCTGGCAGTCGCCGTGCACCTTGAAGTCAATGGTCTCACCGACGTTAACCGACTGCTCGGTGGCGAAACCCTGGTTGGCGATGTCCCCGTAATCGTTGGTGGTCAACGACATTGCGTCGGCGCTGTTGAGGTTCTCCCCGACGATGGGATTGACACTGACAGCGTAATTGACGGCTATCGTCTGTGGGCTATTGATTGCCGCCGGGTCCGTCACGGTAATCGTCGCGTTGTACGTGTCCTCGACTGCTTGTGCGGAGCAGCTGATCGTCAACACCTGACCGTCGGTGCCGCTCGTCGGCACCACAGTAAGCCACGGAGCATCATCGGATACCGTAAAGTTTACGGGAGTAGTTCCTCCGCTTGTTACCGTAACGGTCTGATTTGCTGGTGCGCTGTCCGGTTCGGCGGCAAACAGTAGTGACGATGCACTCAGAACGATAATCGCCGGCTGCTCCTGCACATCGAACGTCACTGGGACGGTCCACGGGCTATTGGAAGCCGATGCTGACGTGATCGTCACATCGTCGCTGTACGTACCAATGGCGCCCGTATTTGGACGCACTGTCACCGTCGCGCCGGACTGCGACACAGTGAGCCAGCTCGGCCCCGCTGCCGTGAATGTCATCGGGCCGGCCGGACTCGCCGAGTTGGTAACGGTCAAGGTCCGCGCAGCGGGGAGCCCATCCCCCTCGATGATCTGCCCGAAGTCCAACGACACGGGCGTAACATTTAGGACGGGCGTCGCGTAGTGGGTCAAGCTCAGCGTGCCCGTGTAGGGGCTGTTCGCCGCGCCCGCGGCCGTGATCACAAACTCGCCCTCATACGTCCCCGGTGCCAGGCTCACGCCCGTCGGGTCCAACGTAACGGTTACGGAAGTCGTACCCGTACCAGAAGCCGGAGAGAAGCTCGCCCACGTGAGGCTCTCCGAGATGCTCCAGGCGATGGGGTCGCCATTGTCGTCGGTTGCGTTGATGATGAGGGTCAGAGCGTCAGGGTTTGTGCCTTCGGTCGAAGATGCCGACAGAACGCCTGAGACACAGATGCCAATGCAACCCGATAGAGCATTCTCGCTGATGATGAGCAGCGGAGATTCCCACGACGAGCTTGGGCCTGAACAGACGACCGCAGGAGTCGGCTGTAAGGTCATGGGAACAGTCACGTCCTGTCCCTCCCCGCCCGCTATCGCTTGCCCCGCGATCGGTTTGAGATCGAAGAAATCAAAACGTAGATAGTTCCCATCGCTATTGGTCAACGTCACCGTGCCGTCGCCGACAGTCTCGTTATCCAGTAATTTCTCCAACACCGTTTGGTCAGCGAAATAGACTTCGCCATTCACGTCGACCGCTAACTTACCGAGCACCACTTCACGCTCGCCTCGTGTACCCACGCAAGCGATGCCCCGATTGGCACTATCCAGGTTAATGCTAAAATTAAAAAAGCAGTGCGAATTGACCGTCAGGTCACCAAGGGTCAATTCCAGCACTTCCGATGCCGTGAACAAAGGCTTGGAGCCTGCCGGTATATAGGCCGCACCGGATAACGGCACCACATCCAGCTCAGGTGTGCCGCCGACGATACCGACTCTGCCCGTTATTATCTGGTTGGGCTCGACATTAAGCGAAAAGCTGTTATAGGTCGTCCCTTTGAACCGTTGATAGAAATATTCATCTGGACCTGCACGCAGGTTTAACTTATCCACCACAGCGGTATCTGGCGTGATCGTCACTACCGGACCGACCGCCGTTGCCGTCACGCCGTTAAGCCCCGTAATAGCCGTCGCCAACGCCGTAGCGGCGACGTTCTCATCGTCTCCCACATTCACGTCAACCGCGACATGCTGCGAGATACCGCCGTCCACGGCGATATCCAGCACGATCAGCCCAGTGCCTGTGTAGGTACTACCACTGGCGGGCGGCGCTACAGTGATCTCAGCTGTCGCGCCCGGTGCTGCCGAAGTCACACTAGCCGTGACCGCGTCACCGCGCACAAAAGCCAAGTTGGGAAACCGCTTCTCAATAGTATAAGTTCGCAGCGTTTTACCAACACTGAGGTATGTGGCGTTTTTGATCGCGCCGGCTGGCGTCCCAGTAACCGGGCAGATGCCCCAGTCGTTTGCCAGCACGCCGGCAAGGGCTTCAAACAACGCAGGAAACTCAGCCAACTCGAAATTGATGTCCCCCGCGACCGATACACCGGTCACGTTGCCGGGCTTGCGCATCCGGCGGGTGCCATTAAGCTCGATATTGTCCTGGGTCTGCGGCGTAAACACGAGGCCCTCGCCCGTCGTCCGCCACAGGTTAAAAACGGGATTAGTCGGCGTGACACCTGGGGTGTCTTCCAGCACTGCTGCCAGTTGCAGGGAATAGGAAGGAACAACAGTGGTCATGGTCTAATCTCGTATGCAGCGCACAGTATTACCATAACCTCTATACCAATATGAGGTCTCAACAACAGCGGCGACATTCAAGTACCATGAATTCTCACCGCCCAAAATGTCTGAACTCCAGTAATACCCGCGCGATCCTCGTCTGTCAAAAACACCATCATATTGACGCCGACCAGTAGCAGTGATTTTAAGATTACTTGTATACGCTGTCTCTTGATCTATAATATTTGCAGCCGTTATATACGCATCCCACTCGGTTTTTGTCGGAAGACGAAAGCCAGACGGGCAGGGATTGTTAATCCCAGAAACACCCTGCCAAAGTTCATTGTTTCCTGGATCTCGCCAATCGTATGGATTAGCTGGGGGCGTAATAAAGTCACCATGCCCAGGTATGTCGGTTGTTGATAAAGTGGTCGTTGTGCCAGAAGTATCTATCTGATGCCCATCTGATAAACGCCCCCACTGGTAATAATAGCCGTAAGCATCCGAGTCGTTAGACGCTGTTGCTACCTGTGGTGAGCCAAGATTGCGATCCAACCAGCAGTTGCCATCTTCACCAACCACCGTGCCATAGGTGATGCCGCCGACGCCATCGACCGTCGAGGTGCCACAAGTGAAGCCAGCCGGGGGCCCTCCGCCAGTCCCACGAATGAAATCCGCCTGCAAGTTGGCAGGTTGCATCAGAAGACCAAGCGCCAGACTCGGTATCAGAGTAAGCAAAAAGCGATTTTTAATCATTACAGCGCCTTTGTGCCATAGATTTGAACGGAAATCGCATCAACCGTTCCGCTCGGTGCACCGAGCAATATCTTCATCCAATCACCTGAATCGATTACTGAGTCAACAATTGTCCCGGTATCGTTTCCGCCATCGCAAGTAATAGCGGACGACAGGCTTGTCGCGCAGTTACCGCCATCGGCATCGCACTCCTGAATATCCACAGTGATACTTGGCGTTGTACCTTGCGCTACACAGTCAACAGCCGTCATCGTCAAGGCCGTGTCAGCTTTGAACCACAGCCAATCGTCAGTATCTGCTGGATTTGTGATCGTCCGTTCATACTGCCACGGGCGCGTTGCCGAGCCATTAACAGCCTGCACCGTCGCAACACCTGTGGCTGTGAGCGTGACATCGCCGCTAATGGCTTGCGTGGTAATACTTCCATTGCTTTGCTCAATGGGGACGTCCCCTTCCGCAGCCAATGCGGACCCAACAAACAACGACAGAAGAAAACCAATCAATATGTTCATGGATTTATGATCTTGTTGGTTATATCGACCCAAGCACCGTCTTTCCAAGCAAAATACCTTCCAGGGTCAGATGGTGGAGCCGTCACGCCGCCCGCGGCAGCCACATCGTCCATCGTCGCAAACACGTTGCCAGCACTTGGCGCGTTCGCCCCATTGATCGCCGCCAGTTCATCGGCGTCAATAGTAGAGAGCTTACTCTCGTGATCTGCCAACTGTGCTGCCTGCGCTCCCTCCATCAAGCCTGCGTTACCACCAGCTACAACTAACGGCAACGTTACATCATTGCCGCTGCTGGATTCCAGCAACCGCGTTGACGGCGTGTAGGCTAGATCTGTGCCTGTTCCAGGCAGAGCCGCTGTAGAGATCGTGCCGTCGGCCAACACCGAAATGCCTGAACCGATTTTGACTCCGCCAAGCTCCGTTTCAGACGCCACCGGCAGTTCATACAGGGCTCCCCCTGAGCCATTGCCGCCGCTTCCGCCAGCAATCTTACGCCAATTATCATACGACATTACCTGCCCGGCTACTTGGGCGGCCGTGCATAGGTAAAGCGCGTTACCGCGGTTGACTAAGTCGCCTTTACTATAGCTTGTGCCGGGTAACCAGGGACCACGATGCGCGCGAACAGCTACCGCCTCGTCGTCTACCTCTATTGCCTCGAAAAACGCCTTTAACGTGGCGTTAGTAGTATTCTTCGCCACCGTTTCGACGATGCCATAAATCTTCTCATGCAACATGGGAAGCGGAACGTCGATATCGGTTCCATCGTCGCTGCGAAGCCTGATACCGTTCTCAATTTCGACTCCAGCGATAATGCTCGCCCCGTGGCGCCCGTCTTTGCCGTCCCTGCCCGCGGGGCCTTGCTTGCCCTCCTTACCCCGCTGCACGAGCATCTTGACGCGCCCGTCGGGGAGCACACCAAACAGGCTGCCGCCGTCGATGTAGAGGTCGCCGCACTCCAGCGTGTTAACGTCCTCCGGCTTTAAGCCGAGAAACTCCAACCCCCAAGGACCCACGCGCTTCCACGCATCGGACTTGCGCGGAGCATCCGCGGTGTCACGCACGGCAACATAGATCTTGCCCCAGGCGGTGGCGATATAATCGCCCTCGCGATAGACCTGCCCCTTGGCATAAGTCTTAAGGTCAAAGCCGAGCCCGTCTTTGCCGGCTGGAACCTCGATCTCAGCAACCGCCCGCTCGATCCGGCGCGTAGTGAGCTTCGCGATTTCTTCGGCAAGTAGACCGCCGGGAGTTGTAAGGTCGTCAAGCATAGCGGGCAAACACGGCTTTGATTTCGGCCATCTCACGCTGACGGAACTCTGCCATCGAGGCTTCGAGTAAGGCAGTGATATCGGGAACAGGACCTTCGGGGCCGCGCTCGCCCGCAGGGCCGCGCTCACCGCGGATGATGGCCAGGAACTGCTGATCCTGCTTCAGCTCGGCGGCGACCTCGTCGCGGGAGACCGACTGTCCGGGTTCACCCTTCTCCCCGCGGACGATGGTCAAGAACTCCTGGTCCTGCTTCAGCTCGGCGGCGACCTCATCGCGGGAGACTGACTTGCCGGGCTCGCCGCGGACAAGCGTCAGGAACTCCTTGTCCTGCTTCAGCTCGGCGGCGACCTCATCGCGGGAGACTGACTTGCCGGGCTCGCCGCGGATAAGCGTCAAGAACTCCTGGTCCTGCTTCAGCTTGACGGCGACCTCGTCGCAGGAAACCGACTGACCGGGCTCGCCGCGGACAAGCGTCAGGAACTGCTGGTCCTGCTTCAGCTCGGCGGCGACCTCGTCACAGGAAACCGACTGACCGGGCTCGCCGCGGAGTGCAGCACCGTGGCGTTCGAACAAGCTGTCCGCGACCGCGTTGGGATCTGCGTCTTTGCCGGGAGCGCCGGTGCCGCCGACGGGGCCCTGCGCACCCACCGGGCCCTGCTCGCCCCGGAGACGGTCGGCGTGCCGCAGGACAATGACGTTCGCTACGTCCTCGACATCGGGGGAGGCACCATCCTTCCCATCCTTACCGGGCGGGCCAGGCGTGCGCTCCAATTGCAGGAGCCGCCCACGTAGCTCGGCGATCTCTTCGCCCCGGTCCTCGGGCACGGCGCGAAGCTTAGCGCTGAGCGCTTCGTAGCGGTGGTTCAGGTCGTCGATACGAGTCAGCAAATCGCCGCGGGTCTTCTCAACCTCCGCGCCGTGAAGATCCTTCAGCTCAAGGATCTGCTCTTTCAGCGACCACAAATCGGTGTTGATCTGCTCACGCTGCTCGCGAAGGATCTCTCCCGTCGCTTGGACCAGGTGCCGGGTATCGAAGTCGCTCATGCTGCGAGTCCCATGCTTTGCAGTAACGCGGCCTTGGCGCTGGCTTTCTTCTGAGCTTCCACCAGGAAGTTGCGCTGTGTGTCTTCTTCAGAGGGCTCCGCAGCCGGCGCTGGCTCAGGCGCAGGCGGGGCGGGCGGAGCTTCCGGCATCCGCCCGATCTGCGACAGCGGCACAACCTGTTGCTGGACACGAGGCTCCTCGCCAAACTCGACCGCGGGCAACCGCTCGCGCCGGCGCGCCTCGTTCGGGGACATGAGCCCCGTCGTGATCGCGTTGCCGAGGGTCTTCAGTCGATTTTCAAAGTCCGTCCGGAGCAGAGAATCGGTGTCAAAGTCCATCATCTCATCAGGAGGAAGGCGGAACAGTCGACCGAACGCCTGCTCGATGTGCGTCATCAGGAAGCCGAGCCCCGTCGACAACCATTGGTTGATGAGCTGCTCGACGTTGTTGTAGGTCGCCTTCGTGTAGTCGCCGATCAGGGCCAGCGGAACACGGTAGACACGAGCGATGTCCTCGATGGACATCCGATACGCCTCAATCAGCTGTGCGTCCTGGCTGGTAACCGTCATCGGGTTCCACTTCAGCCCCCAACTGAGCACAGGCACCTCGCCCGTCGCCAGTCCACGGCTCTTCTCGTACCAAGCGTTTCGCAACGCCTCCATTTGCTCCTTGGTCAGCTTTTCGTCCGTGGTCAGTACTCCGCTCGGTCGACTCATATTCGAGAAGAACGCCGCCTGGTTACTGCCGATCGCGGTGTTGATTTGGATAGCCATCGTGGCAAACTCGATCGGGCTGACGCCGATCAACGGATGCCGCGGGGTGTGCAGCCGCAGGTGCAGCACATCACGCGCCGGGATCAACGCTTGCAGCTCGCCGATGATCGGGTTAGTGCCCACGCCATAGAAGATCGCGCCCTCGGGCGTGATGTAGGCTTGCGTGCTATTCGAGGGCACGAGGTGGATCGACTCGATGCGCTCCGACTTGTCGCGGAAAACCAGGGCGTAGGCGTTGCCGTAGCTCAGCAGCTCGAACAGCAAGTTCAGGAAGAAGTCTGACGAGGTTTGGTACTCGTTCGGATTGCGCAGGATACGTGATAGCGGGGACGTCGTAATCGTCTCCAGCCCGCCGTTCTCCAGTTTCCGCTGATGATAGGCAGGCATGGTGGCAATGGCTTGCGCCTGCACATTCTTGCACGCATAGACCGCACCGCAGGTGCGCTGCAGCCACGGAGAGAGGTTGCGCTGCCAGCCGTCTTCCCAGGGCGTCAGCTCATAACGCCCGCCCAGCTCGCCAATGAACGTGAACGGCCCGCGCCAAGACCCCTCACCGTTGTCGCAGCCAAACGACTTCTGCGCAACGATCGGGCGGCCGCGAGAATCGACGATCTGGAGAGCTTGATCGGTCATCGGCCCTTCAGCGTCCGACGTCCACTGGTGCGGGGCTTCGCCTCCATCGCGCGAGTCTCATAGACCTGCTCCTTGACCGGCTCCTCCTTGACCGGCTCCTCCTTAGCGGGTGGCGGCTCCTCATCCGGAACGGCGTTCAGGTTCTCCGGTACCACGGCGCGGCCGTAGTAGACGCCCGGCTGATGCGCCGAGGGCCGGTAGGCTTTACCAGCAGCTTCTAGGGCCTGCGCTTCCTTCAGCGAGATACGCCGAAAGTGTGACATGCCGTGGGGCTTGTAAAGTGCTTCGGGCATTAGAATTCCTCATTCGTGTGACGGGGCGATCCTTCGCCCCTATCACACTCACCAAGCAATCGACGTGCGTTGTGCCACGACGTTCGGTCGCAGCAAGGCCCAGGACGTTGGGGCGATCATGCGAACCGCTTCCGAGTACGTCTGGAACATGCTGCGCGCCCCGTAGCCGAGGCCTGCGCCAGCCGCGGCAGCCGCCGAAGGCACCACGTTGATACCAGTCGGGACTTGCCCGGCGGTGCCAACTACTCCTGTGGCCCCGTCATCGGCCATTGTCGGCGCGGTGGCGTCGGCGTTGGCCATGACCACAGTGGCGACCTGGCTGATGTCGAACATCGGGGCGTCCAGCGCCATCGCGACGCTGGAGGCATCCACCATCACCGCCACGTCGGCCGGCACGTTACCGGAGCTGATGACCGGCACCGTCAGCAAATTGCCGGAGTTAAGATCGTCGCGGAAGGTGAACATGCCCAGCGCGTCGGTGAGGAACGTCAGCCCCATGCGGGTCTGATTATTCAGCAGCAGCACCGGCACGGCGCTCTCGTTGGCCGCCAGCAGAGCGCCCATCAAAGCCTTGATATCCTCCACCACCGACGGGATGCCGCCCGTGGCATCGCCCGTCCCGGTGTTGGCACCCGAGAGCCCGTTGAGCAGGCCCGCGGGACGCACACCCGCGACGGCAGCGGCGTTACTCAGCAACGCGTTGTCCAGCACCTTTACATAGGCCCGCTGCATAGCACGGCGGAAGACCGACTCGATGTCGGTGACCGCGCGCTCGCGCAGCTCCATAGTGGTGACCAGGATCTCGGCCAACTTGTAACGGTTGATCGTCTGCGAACCGAGAGAGATCGAGCCTACCGGGATCGCACCGCCTTCCTGTACCCAGGCCGGTTCGGTCGGGTTGGCGCCGGTCGGGTTTAGGCGCGGAATGGTAACGGTCTGTGCACGGCCGAAGTTGATCATCATACCGCCGGAGCGACTCGCCCACAGCGCCAGTGCGGCGGCGACGGACTGCGACTCGATCTCCTCCAGCAGACCGCGGATGTCCTCCTGAACCAACTCGGCGGCGTAGCCGGTGTCGGTCGTGGTGGCGATCGGTGCCTCGGTCTTGGTGATCAGCGGCATCACGGACTTCAGGCGCAGGTCGTCACCGTACAGTTCATCCATCACCTGCTGCTCAGGAACACGCTTGGCGTGAGATAGCGCGGTCACGACGGCGTGGCGGACGAAAACATCCAGGCCCTTGGACTGCCGGCGCTCCGGGCGAATCAAGGCCGGGCCGGAGGGCTCCGCCGGACGGGCGCTGCCGGCCTGACGCTTCTCGATCTCGCGATATTCGCCGAGGCGCTTCTCGAGCTTCTCGACGTCAGTGATCAAGGTGTCCACGGACTTGCCGACCTCGTCGATCTCGGCCAGGAGAAGCTCCTCCTTCTCGGCGTCTTCGACCTTGGCGACCTCGTCGGTCAGTTCGGCCAGCTTCTCCTGCTGGGCCTTCAACTCTTTCTGCTTCGGACCGAGGTCCGCAGCCAGGTTCAGGATCTTGTCGGAAATGTTCATTTGCGCATACTCAATGCTGCCTTGGCGCGTTTAATACGAGCAAGGGCTTGTTCAACTTTCTGGTTGCGCTCGGACAGAGCATCGATGACCTGAGACCGCTTGACCGGGTCTTGGTCGAAGGCCTTGATAGTGGCAAGCGTGCAATCAGCGTTGGCCGGAATGGTCACCGCGCTCAGCTCGATCCATTCCCACTCCTTGAAGTGGATGCCGCCGGTATCCTTGAGGAAACTGTACTCGATGGCGCGGAAGCCGATGGACAGACCACGCACCAGCTTCGCCTTGATTTGCTTCCAGGCGGTTTCGATGTAGTCGAGGTCGGTGTCTTTGGCGATCTCGCCCTCGACCTCGATACCGTTGTCGGTGATCGTC